CGTCTTTCGACCAGCTTTCCTTGGCCACACGGTAGTCACTGGTTGTGAGGATGTTAGAATCTTTGATATGTTTGTCCATAGCAGCCTTAGCGTCAGCGACGTTATCGTAAGTGCTGGGCAAGTCCATGCTTCGGGTCCATCCACCTGAGGTGCGTGGTAGCCACATTTGGATGATGTAGGGCTCCACGGTTGGTGCTGGCCCGTCTTTCGGCCAGCTTTCCTTGGCCACACGGTATTCGAGTAAGCTGGTCTGATGCTTCAAGTACTCGATGTGTTTATCGATGGCAGCCTGAGCGTCAGCGACGTTATCGTAAGTGCTAGGCAAGTCCATGCTTCGGGTCCAGCCACCTGCGGTTTGTGGCAGCCAAATTTGGATGATGTAGGGCTCCACGGTTTTCGCCGCCGTGTTGCTTTTGTTTTCCGCGTTGATTACTTCTTCAACGTTGTTGAGACTCAGGCGCATGTCGCTGATCAGTGCGATGAGCGTTTTGTCTCTGTGTGAATTCATTGTTTCCTCCTTAGAGAGTTGAGATGCTGGGTCTTGGGTGAACGTAAAAGTCGAAGAGATCGCCGCCCGTGTCGTCCACGATAATGCGGTCGCCATGGCCGATCTGTCCGCTGTTGAACATCTTTGCTAGAGGCTGCAACAAGCGACGTTCAATAGCGCGTTTCAAATGCCGCGCTCCGTACGTCTTGTCGTAACCCTCAACAATCAGTGTGCGTTTGGCCTTAGGTGATGTCTCGATGACAAACGCACGTGTAGGACTTCCTAACGGTCTTTCCAGATTGGCTCGGTCCAATCGCTCAGCGAGGTTGAACAGTTCGATGTCGAGTATGAGCTTAATCTGCTCCTCGGTGAGCGCGTGAAACGTCACCACGCTCTGTATGCGATTCATGAACTCAGGCGTGAACTTACTCTTGGCCGCACTGACTGCAATCTGCTCCAGCCTCGTCGTATCTTTCACTTCGTCTGGATCGACGTAGCCGATTCCACGGTTGGCCATCTCGCGTGCCCCGAGATTCGAGGTCATGACGATGATGGTCTTGGAGAAATCGACCGTGCGGTTGTCCCCAAGCGTCAACGTCGCCTTGTCCATGATGCCCAGCAGCAGGCTCCACAGTGCATCGCTGGCTTTCTCGACCTCATCGAACAACACAACCGACAGCTTCAGGTTGTCCGTGTGGTACTTGTCGAGAGCCTCTTGAGTCAGCCGTGGGCTCGTCTCCCGATGCCCGAGGTAGCCCGGGGGTGAGCCAATCAGCTTGGCTACTTCGTGGCTGTGCTGGAATTCAGCGCAGTCAATGCGCAGGCAAGCCAGCTTGGTACCGAGGAGAGCGTCCGCGAAGGTCTCGACTACGTGGGTTTTGCCGGTCCCGGTGGGGCCGAGGAACAGAGCAATACCGGCAGGCCGTCGTGGGTCGCAGAAACCAGCGCGGTAAGATTCAAACATGTCCACCAGCACCTGCGTGGCTTTTTCCTGTCCCACCACGCGGTTGGACAATTGTCGCACCAGCAGCTTAGAAAGGTTGCTGCTCAGGTTTGGATCGAGTCTACGTGCGGCTCCTGCTGCGGTCATGAAGTCTCCTTAGTCCTATTGGTTGAGGAACAGCACCTCGACGCCAGTTTCGTGGCCATCGGTGCGCAGTTCAATGCGGCCCTGATCGATCCCGTTGCTCGTCAAGTAGTCAAAGGTTTCAGTAGCTCCCGAAGCAGAGCCGGGATTGAAGCGGAGTCTCACCCAAGCGTCAGGATGGTTCCGCAGCAGGAGGATGGTACCGTCTAGCTGTGCCTTGGCAACGTTGTCCACGCGTGTAAAGTACCCTTGAAAAGCTTCCACGCGGGAGACCACGGTTGGCACAGAAACAATCGGTGCCGGAATGACCAAAGTCTGTGGCGTGGGAGCAACCACGATGGGTGCCGGGGGAACCTCAGGCACGCCCATGCAGTCCACCAACGTCACACCAGCTTTCTTGGATTGCTTCTCGTTGATGAGCAGCTTGCATTGGGCGAGCTTACTGATGCCCGAGAACGAACGTGCTGTCTCTCGGATGTCGCAGCCCTCATCGATCTTGCCACCACCGATAGATGCGCCGAAGGGCATGGTCTGTGCGCTGGCTCCATAGTTCTTGGTACAGGGTGCACTGGGCAACAGCGTAGAAGCCATGGCGGAAGCCACGGGAATCTTGGACGCGGCCACGTTCGTCGTGGTGTTGTTTGAGCCGTTCCCATTACCGTTGCCGTTGTCCTGCGCGGTTGCATTGGCGTTGCCACCAGTGGCTGAGGAAGTAGCGTTGCCGCCTGTCGCGGTTTGCGACTGGTTTTGCTGCTGCTTCTGTGCCTGCTTCTGGCCCTGTGACACAGCGTTGTTCACGACACTGCTCAGGGTGTTGCTGTTCGTGTTTGCGTTGCTGTTGGTATTGTTGTTGGTGTTGGTGGTTGACGTGGCCGAGCCCGTGGGCAAAGCCTCACAGATGAAGGTCAGCCCATCATCCACCACCACTTGGCCTGAGCCATCGCCAGTACCAGCGCCTACAGTGCCGGTCGGTACCTGTACGCGGACTTGGCCGGGAGTTGTGCAATTCCACCCGAAGGCGGAACAGGTTAACAGCAGCGAAACTGCGATTGCTAAGACGAAGTTTTTCATTGTTCTCCTTTTAGGCTTCTCGTACTGGGAGGATGTCATGCTCAACCCAACAACTGTTCTGGTTCATGGTGTGTTTCCGAGCGTACTGTACAGTTACTTCAATAGCTTTCTTAGCGGCTCTGCGGGATTTGAACAGCGTGGCTGCAAAGTTACTGGAACCAAGCCACAGCACTCCCTTTGCTTCTGGGTCATTAGCGTAGCCGTGCACGCCGAATCTGTTGTGGACGATGTAGCCGATTATGGGTTTCATAATTTCTCCAGTGCTGGGGGTACGTCTAGGCACTCCCAGAGATAGGCGTCAGGTTCAACGCCAAGGTTATGTGCAACGTTCTTCGACCATACGCGCCAGTTGCCCGCGTACTTCTTACTGATCTCTCGCAGAGTCATGTTGACTGAGTAACGCGACTCACCAGCAATCACCTTGTCGATCTGGTGAATCAGTGCGTTCCACCCAGCGGCGTCATTCACGAAACGTACGTGACCGCCTTTACCAACCCCTGCCTGCCCGGGGAATTTGTAGCCCTTGACGGCCTTCAAGTCCCCCGGGTTATGATAGCGAGTCGGGATCGTCCCGGCCCGTCCATAGCCTTCCGCCTTGGCTATCGCCTTGGCAAATTCCTGTACTCGGTCTTGCGCAAAACATGTGGTAGTCAGTAGCAGTGCCAGCAGCATCGCTCGCATTGTTAGCCTCCTATGTGATTTCGTCTGTGATGTCCTCAGCGTGCGGCGGTAGCGAATTGATTGCCGCAGCGTCCTTGGCATCGTGGTAGTCTTTTTGCATGTGGTACATCAATAGTTTTGAAGCGTTCTCCAGTTCGGTTTTTTTCTGCGTGTAGAAAGGTGCGTGTTTGTCGTAGCGCTCAAGAATGTCGAGCGCCGTTTGCCACAACTCATACAACTCAGTGAGAAATTGCAGGCGGGTTCCCTCATCGTCCATGGAGCCCGTGCGGATTACGCGATTGAGGTTGCTGTCGTCACTTAGCACTGGGCCTCCATGTAGTCCCTCCGTGGTCCCACCATTCATCCTTCCAGCCGAGGTTCCACCAATCGTACTCACTGGTGTACTTAGCGTACGGGTTGTCCACTAGTGTTTTTCCTTCGCGGAAGGCTTTTTGCCCTTCTTCCATGGCGGTGGGCATCTTTTAGGTCCACTGCCCCGTAGACATTTGGGACGCCAGACGCGCGCCACGGGCACCGACTTGCTGGTACCACGTAGAAAGCACCATTTGCGTTGCAGCGTTGTCGTACTGCCCTTGGGCAACGTAGGACAAGGTTTGGTGAAAACTCAGGAGCCCTTCGAGCCCCATGTTATACGCCATGTTCAGCAGGACACCTGCACGCGCGGTATCCAAGCCATCGAAGAAGGACAGCAGGCTGGCTAGCTTATCGGACAACACCTGCACGTCTGCGACCAGCCAAGCGGTGGCCGTGTCCTCAGTGATGGGTGTCACTACAATGAACTCAGTAAGCGGGTGCACATCTAAGTTGCGCCCGTAGCCGATGGTCCTGTGCCCACGCGTGTCGGTGTACACGTTTTCCCTGAAACCTTCGTCACGCTTAAGCTGCGAAATGATGTCATTTACCATGTGTGAATCCCTCCAGAAAATTTTTGTTCTCGCACGGACGGGTTTATTTTACAGACACCTCGAAGACGCTCAGGAGTTGGTGGCAACCGATCCCTTTGTACATGTGGGACGCCTGTACGCGGTACGTGACCACCATCGGCCCGCTCTTGCCGTCGAACTCCCCAGCCACGTCGCCGCAGAAAAGCACGGTTTCGTCGTAAAGCTCGGGAGTTGCGTAAGGCGCGAAGCGGACGTTGGTGTACTTGCCTTCCAATACCTGCCCTTCAATGGGGAGGGCCAGCAGGTAACGGTATGGGTTAGTGTAAACCTCAGGAGCCCCGATGGAATTGGGCAGGTTCGTGGTCTCGGCGCGGCCCGTGGCGATCAGGAAGGCTGCGAGAACTAGAAAAGACAGGACCATGATCAGAAACGCTGCTAAGATTTTCTTCACAGGCCGATCTCCCTCTTCAGAATGATCCCCAGTTGTATGCAGGCAAAAATCGCAATGGGGATGGACAGAACGTACGCGTGAAAGTGATGTGCACTAGCTGCAATGAACAAGAGGATCATAGCAGACAAAATGTCTTCCCACTTTTTATCGTCCAATGGCCACCTCCTGCACCTGAGGTTCGGGAGCCTTGTATTTGCTCACCGTAACCTTGCAACGCTTCTTGCACACGCCGCAGCGGAACTTGCCCAAGCCCTGCTCCAGCGCTTCCTTCTTGCCGACACGCGTGCAGGCTTTCTTAGTGGCGGGCACGCCGCAGCATGTTGAGAGGTACGTGTTGATGGGACCGCGCGGCTTCACGGCGACGGGTTTGTTTTTGTTTACGCGGGATTTCTGTGCGTACTTCGACTTGCCCTTGGGATGCCGCGATGTAGAACGCGTATTCTGCTTGTTCTTCTGGGTAGAACTCGACGGAGAACTCCCAGTCCCGGTTGGGGAATTGTGAATCGTTGTATTCTGCATACACGGCTAGCTCCTTAGGTGTTTGGATTTTTACTGCGATTGAAATTTGTAGTCGTGAAACCTGCGGATAAATTCGGCCTGTACCGCACCGTCCGCTTTGAGCATGTCGTTGTAATCGTACTTGTTCCAGTACAGGCGCACAAGATTCTCGGCCTCAGGACATGGATCGTAGTACTCCATTAGTGCCTCTGTACCCACGGTGTAAACTTCACCGCACAGCGCCTTATGGTCCTCATGCTTCACAGCTTCCCGTTCCCAAATTTCAGGGAAAGGGATGTTCAAGGACGCGTAGACACTGCGAAGAATTTCTTCCTCGAAGGCTTCGATCTCGTCCGTCTTGGAAGGCTTCGGCACGTCCCCGGTAATGCACTCAGGGGCATCGTGCAATAGGCCGTGTAGCTTCAGGCTCTCGGGAAGCATGTCGCAGACTACGAACGTGTGCAGGGCGACAGGCCAGAAGTCCCGGCCTGCCCCGGCGTAGCGCCCTTCGCGGGACAACGACACAGCGATGTCCCTGATGCTGGGGGCGCACTCAGGGAACCCGATGGCTCCCGAGTAGGTGTACAGTGTACCACGGCGCGGCGTCACAGTTTCACCTCGGTGTCTTTCAAGGATAGTGCTTCGACTTTCTTACGGATGACCTCCAGTTGCTTAGGGTTATCCTTCAGGGCGACCTTCAGGTTAGCGAGGCCATTAGCGAGACGTTCTCCGTCCAAGGAGTACCATGAGCCGGACATCTCGAACAAGCCGCGCTTGGAAGCGTAGGTGATCATGTCTCCGATGTAGTCGAAGCCACACTCAAACTCCGTGCCCGGGTAGTAGAGGTCCACCTGAGTCTCGCGCAGCGGCGTGCCGACCTTGTTCTTGACGGCCTTCAGGCGCAGCGTATGGCCGACTAGGCGATCCCCGACCTTGATAGGCTCCTGACGACGCACGTCAACACGGATGCTGCTGTAGAACTTCAGCGCGCGCCCTCCCGTGGTTGTCTCAGGGTTGCCGTACATCACGCCGATCTTCTCTCGTATTTGATTGATGAAGATCACAGTGACGTTGTTGAGATGGCACTCAGCGGTCAGCTTGCGCATCGCCTGCGACATCATGCGTGCTTGCAGGCCAACATGGTTGTCGCCCATGTCTCCTTCCAACTCAGCCTCAGGCACGAGAGCAGCCACGGAGTCTACGACGATCAACCCAACACATTGGGATTTGACCAGAGCGTCTACTATCTGTAGTGCTTGCTCACCGCTTGATGGCTGACTGAAGAGCAGGTCGTCCACGTTCACGCCAAGGTTGCGGGCGTAGCCGAGGTCTAGCGCGTGCTCAGCGTCCACAAATGCGGCGATGTCACCTTGCTGCTGCGCCTGCGCAGTCACCCAGAGTGTCCACGTTGTCTTGCCTGCGGATTCGGGGCCGAAGATTTCAATCACACGTCCACGGGGAACTCCCCCAGTCTGGATCACGTCAAGGTCGAACGTCGGCATCTTGGTGCTGATGCTGGGTACGCGTACGATGTTTTTGGAGCCGAGACGGATCAGTGAGTTGGTCGTGTTGTGCTTCTTGTCCAGTGCCGCACCCACTGCGAATAGGCGTTTGAATTTCTCCACGTCCGTAGTGGGGACAGGAACCACGACCTTGGGTTCCAGTTGCTCAACTTTCTTCTTGCCGAAGGCCATTAGCTTAGCTCCTGTTGTCCTGTGAGTTCACTGATGTTGTTCATGAGGCCAGTAACTTGTCTCTCAGCGTACATTTGAGACAAGATTCCCTGCATGTGCTTTCCGAGTTGCTTGATGAACTTCTTCCCGTGTAGCTTCTCCAGCATTGCGGTTCCATAGTTCTGGAGGAAGTCGTGTGAAGCGGCTACACCCTCAGGGTTAAGCTTGAAGAACGCTGCCCAGCAGGCGTCACAGTTGGTGTGGCGCGGAAAGTGCAGCACATCCATCTTGTGCCCGCAGGCTACCACCGTGCTATGCCGTACGGTAACGAAGCGGCTGTTGTAGTCCGCGATCTCCTTAGCAGTCGGCTTGGGTTGCTTCTCAAGTTTAGTGGAAGCGGGAAGTATCTCATTCATAGCTAACCTCCTCGGGGAAGTGCTGCGGTTCGTCTCGGTCGTTCAGTTGGTTGTTCTTGGCTTGGAAGTACAGCAAGCGGTACGCGCCGTCGTAGTTTAAGTCACTGCGAAGAAAGAGAAGGCCCAGAGACTGCTTGAGTATTTTGGGAACACTCTCGCACTTTTCATCAGCGACAAACTTCATGAGCAAGCGGTACTGTGTAGGGTTAAGAATGCGTTTAGCTTTGATCTCCACGTCAGCGAGAAAGTCGATGGGCTCTGGTCTAACTTCTCCTTGCCGCAACTCCGCGCGACGTATGCACAACGGTCTGGTGCCGTTCTTCAGGACGCTGTAGAGCGCCATGACATTGGTGTACACGTCCTCGTACTCCAATAGTTCGCTTTGCCACTTGATCTCGCTCACTTTTTGCGTCTCACTTTCTTTGGTGGCTGTATCGGCCCACTCGCGGAGCCGTAGACCTTCTTTTTCTTGTTCATCTTCGCTCGGCCAATCATACCGTAGCGTGGCCCCCACACCCTCTCGAAAGGTGGGTGCTCCAAGTAATCAGCCAGCGCTCGCAGGATGGCCGGGGTGCGCTCCTTGTAAGAAACTTCGATAGTGCCCAGCGCCTTGTTGATGAGGTACGCAAGTCGCCCGCGAATCAACCCGTCACTATGGCGGTGATCCGTGAAGCGCAGTGCGTCAAACTCACCGTCACCACGCTGGAGAAGGAGTTGGAGAGTGGGATCATTGAGTTGGTAATTCTCCACTTCCCACTCCTCCTCCGGGGTGATGCGATAGAGCACATCAAGCCTGTGCCGTTTGGCGGCTAGGCTCCGTTCCTCCTTCGTCTGCGCCATGCTTAGACACTCGCGGGTGGGGTCGTGGTGCCGAGAGGTACCGCGCGGTACAGGGACTTCCCTCTATTCAAGACGATGTAGTCCAGCTTGCCAGTCTGTCGCAGATTGCGCAGCACACGGTCAGCGGACGAGGGGGAGACGCCACCCTTGACGTTGTTGGCTACGTAGTTGCGAAGCTGGTCCGAGGTGAAAGCGCCGTTGTTCTCGGTGTCTGCCAAGCGGGCTTGAATGAAGTTCTGAATGGCCTCGCTGGTCGTAGAGGCCACGCGGTTGAATTGCTCAGTCTGTACGTTGTCCATTAGATGTTCTCCTTTGTGTTGCTGAAATGTATGTGGTTGTGACTTGCACCAACTTCGACCTCTGCATCGGGTATGCGCGGTACCCCTAAGTCACCCAATTGGTCATAAATTCCATTGGTGTGTTTGCGCCTGCTGTTTACACGGTCCCCTGTGATTAGGCCGCAGATATACCTTACTGTCTGGGCTTCTTCTTCGGTGAGTCTGAGGACGTAGATTTTTTCTACTTCGGTGGTGATTTTCATTGATCTCTCCTGAAATGAAAATATCGGGCACCACTGTGGGTGCCCTAAGATTACCGCGTCAGCAGGTTCCGAGAGTTTGACTTCTCGTATCTGTGTGAGTTGTTGCTGATGTACTCTTGGCACTGCTCGACCGTCCCGATGAAGACACAGCCGAGTTGGCGTACCATGACACAGCTTTTGTCCCTGCGCTTGGGGTGGTACTCACCCCAAATCACTTTCTGCTCTTCAAGAACGTCTTCCAGAAACGGCATCGAGCCTCCTATATTTTTCGAATTGTACTGCACCGATGTACTGCTTGCTCCATAAGCACTGTTTTGAGGCGTTCGCTGCCTCTTCCGCACTGGTGTAGTATCCGTACCCCAACGAGTACGACACGTCGAGCGCATCTTCGGGGTCTCCTTGGTAAACACAGCGCCAAAGTTCTCCCTTGCTCGGCTTATCTGTGTGGTGCCCGAGATCGACAATACGATGTGCCGCCTCGGCTAAGAGGGATTCTGGGACATGATCGCCTACACAAACTCCCGAATCTTCGGTCGCGCCGGGGAAGTTCTCCTGATCGTCCTTGTAGTACGGATAACCCAGAGCCTTGCCCAACACCTGCTCAACTTCGTCGCACAATTCAAAGTACAGAGCTTTCCAAAAAGCTGCGCTTACTTGGCCATGATAGCTCACCTTGGCGTTCCTCCTAAAGTGTTATTTCCCCTTCAGTGGGGATTTCTGTTTGGGTGTTATCGGTTGGGATGACTGACTGCGTGCCACCGCCTTCCAGCGGGATACCGCCCGTGGGTGGCAGCACAGGTGACATACTTTTCTTTTGCTCGGGGTTCAGGGAGCGCACTTGCGACCGCGCGCCGTCGTAGAACAGCTTGGTGGAGCCGCCAGAGGAGTACCGTGACAACCCCACGGTGACCTTCATCACAGGCTCGAAGGATTCGTTGGATTCCTCGAAGCCCGCCTGCTGCGTTTCCCATTCGGATTTCTTCAACTCACCCACGACGCTGCGCCAGAGCGTGATCATACCGTCACAGTCTTTTGCAACCTGCGAACTACCGTCCACGTCGTTGGTGCTGATCGTCGCTCCCCTATCAATACGCTTGGGCTGGAGGATGCGGATCAGTTTGATCCGATAATCTTTAGCCAGCTTAGCAAAGCCCTTAGAAATTTGGGACAGGTGAACAGTGCGGTGACCTTGATTCTTGAGGGTATCATCGCAGAGGCGCTGGATATTGTCGAACATGACCCACTTGACTCCGTAGCGACGAACGCAATCACGTATGAGTTTGAAGACATCTTCTGGCTCCTTCACCATCTGCGGGTATGCGAAGTACAGGTCGGCTCCTCGCGTCTGCTGAATTGAGCGCGCCTTGCTTACGCAGTTCTTAAGTTCTGCCAACTTCTTGCGGGCTTCTTCAGTTCCCGCCTCAGTCATTATGTCCTCAAAGCCTGTCACGAGGGACACCCACTTCTTAGCCAACCGTGCCTGCGTCATATCGAGACACACGAGCAAACCATCCTCGTCGTACTGCGCGACCATGTGGTCGAGGATGTTGAGCCCGAAGGTCGTTTTACCCACTTTTTCAGGGGCCACGATGTCGAGCACGTCGCCGTCCTCCATACCAATCAGCCTGTTAAGCTCAGGCCACTGGAACACGTACGTGGGGGCCAGATCGACCATACCATTCAACTTGTCTTCAAGTTGTTGCAGTGCGTCCCCGGAGGAAACTACACCTGTCACATCGAACAGCGAAGCCCCCTCCTTCAGTTTGTCAAAGATTTCCAGCGTGCCCCCACCGTAGCGGAACCACTCGTTGATGTCCTTACCCGGGCGCTTCACACCGTCCACTTCAACTTCAAACGGCGGCAGGATGAGCTTTAGGCACTTCTCAATACCAATGCGTGATGCGATGTCCTGCGCAGCCCGTTTGCCCACGTTGTCGTTGTCGTAGAGGATGTAGATTTTCTTTGGCGCGATCTTGTCGAGGGTTTCGATCCATGAGGCTTTCTTCACGTTGGCCCCGGGGACACCTACGACGTAATCGATACCCTTGGACATCATACTCAGTGCGTCTGCTTCACCTTCGACAAAGACGACCTCGTTCAGACCTTCAACGAGAATTTCTCCATTTTAGGGCGGAGCTTCCCAGCCGCTAGGGGATACAAAGTCTTTTGGCTTAGGAGGAAGTGTGCGAAATTTTGCGTACACCACATTCCCTCCCACCAGATAGGGAATGACGAGCGCTTTAGATTCTCCTGCTTCACGGAACCATACCTTCTCTTTCAGACCGAGCTTCTGTCGGTCGATTATTTCCTGAGTGAACCCTCGGACGTTGAGGAGGTAATCCATGGCGTCAGCGTCACCGAGGAGAGTTGCGTGGCACATTTCAACGTCAGGCAGCGTGTCTGGTTTGTCCCCTTGTCCCGCCCATTCTCTACGGGAATCCACGCCTGCGACACGTATGCCGAGGTGTTCTTGGAGAGTGCGCAGGTTGCCTGTTTTAGCACAGGAGCCGTGGTGACAGAAGTGTAGCCCATCGCGTGTTGATTCTTTGGGGTCGCATACAGCTACGTAGAACTTGAAATCACCTTTGTGGCAGTAGGGACAAGTCTCTACCTGAATCTGCCCGCTGCTGCCGTCACCCTGCCAATTCCAACCTTGTTCAACAATGAATTTGAGAGCTTGGCTTGTTCTCAGTTTCTCGGGTATTGCTTGTGCCATCGGTATCCTTTCAGTTGAGCAGTGTGCTGGGTGCTGCTTGGAACATCGCACGTCCCATGGCCATGACTTCATAGACCTGCCAGTCGCGCCCCGATTCCGCATTCATAGCGTCGATGCGTTCCTGATGGTAAGCGGTGATGTTCTTGAGAAAGCCCAGCGAGCATAAGTACTCAGCATCCTTGCTGGCCTGTGTAGCCTCTATGGCTGCTTGTAGATCGTCCCCCGGTTTCGGGGTGCACTGGGAGAAAACGTGCATGTTCGGGTTACCGAAGACTTCTTCTGCCAGCTTCAATTGGCTCTCGGTAATCTCTGGAATGTTCATGCCACGTCCCCATTCAGCAGGTTTTGCTCAGATGGTGCCGCTAACAGTGGCGGTTCTGTTGGTCCTGTCTGCTCGACAAACAACGTAGGGTTGAGGTCGTCATTCAGGAATCGTACGTAGCTAAGCATCTCGCGTACGCGGTCGGAGCCGAGGAGCAGTTGGTACAGGATGCGTTGTTCTGGGCTAATCTCGTTTTCCAGCTTGATCGTGATGTGCTTACCCTTACCGCTGCGCGACGGCGCTTCTTTAGCGGATATGACGGTAAAGAGGTGCTCGTGGAAGCGTTCGATGTTGCTCAAGTATACGTCGTAGTCCTCGGCGTTGTCAATGTCAAGCTGCAACTCATCCTTTGCTGGCAGGACCACGATTTCTCCGTTGAGTCTGGCATCATTAAAGGCACGCTCACTCTTGATGCAATCGAAGTCATACTTGGTATCGAACTTTGCCTGACTGAAGATGGTGGTGGTTTTGGTTTGTAACGGCTGATACTTAAGTGTGCAGCCTATATAGTCACTCGTATTCAACATTTGCTTCTCCTTTGACAAAGATGTGAAAGCAACCGCTCTCTTGAATCACCAGCACGCGCCCGAGGGCACGATAGTAGAGCAGGCGTATGGTCAACCACTGCAACTCCGCTTTGGTGAGCCGTTTGGAAATGTCGATTGTGGTGCCCCGCTCGTGGGTGCTCGCCCGCTCCCCATAAGCCGGGGCAGCGTTGCGATTCCACCTCAACAGGCTCCTTTGGACCGTGGCGGGGCGCACGGCTGAGTCAACCATCAACGGTTGGTTGAATTGCCTGTAAAAGTCGTGCGAAAGTTGCTCCACAAATTTAACCGTGGCCGGGAGAGCGTACCTGCGGTTGATGGGGAGGGCTGGGGAGACCACGTATGTGTTGTGCTTGTACAGCGGAGCCAGACGAACCGCATACACCGCTTCGTCCACCTCAGCCTGCGTCATGAACCTAGAAGCCCCAATTTCGTCAGCGGCCTGATTTTCCAGTTCCACGGACATGTGATCCGCCGCAAAAATTTTGTTCTTGCGCGGACGGTCCCCTCGGTGCGTCCTAGCACTTGCTGAGACGCTCAGGAGGTAGAGTGCTACAAAGCAAAGTGCTAGGACGCGTTTCATGAGTAATCTCCTTGGAAGTCAGTACAGGTGTGCGTTGTCGGACACTCGCGCATTGCCGTATACCTACGCATGATCGTACACTCGCGCATTGCCGTACACCCACGCATTGCCGGACAGGTACGCGTTGCCGAACACCAGCGCATTGCCGTACACCCGCGCATTGCCGGACACCCACGCATTGCCATATACCTGTGCATTGTCGTACACCCGTGCGTTGTCGTACACCCGTGCATCGCCGGACACCTGCGCATTGCCGTACACCACCGCATTGCCGTACACCACCGCATCGCCGTACACCTGCGCATTGCCGGTCACCTGT